TCACAACAGAATCCCTACCGTCTTCAGGTCCAGGATCAGGGCGCGCAGCACGGCGCGGACGTCTTCCAGAGTGGAGCCGTCGGCGTCCAGGCTGCGGGTGAAGGCGGTGCCGGTGGGATTGGGCCAGACCGCGGCGGGGCGGTCGTAGCGGGCGGCGATGATGTGCCAGGCCGCGCCATTGGAGACGACGACCACATGATCACCGCGCCGGCCGAGCCGGACCGGGTCGGCGTCGGGGCCACCGCCGCCGGCTTGGGTGACGGTTACGGCGTGGGGGCCGCTGTCGGTTTTCTTGACCACCAGCACTACGCCGTTCAGCGGGTGCGGATCGGGCAGTTCGGCGGTGACCGGTCCCGTCCAGGCGCTGATCAGGTGGACGGTCCGCGCCGGGTCGAGGGTAATACTGGCCGTGCCCTCGGTGAAGGCGGTCTCCAGTTCCAGTCGCCCGACGCGCGCCTCGGTCAGTTCGGTGCGCTTCAGGTGGTTCTTGACCGGATGGCCAGCGTTGAAGGCGGTGTAGCGGCCGGCCCCGGTGGTGTCCCAGATCGGTGCGCCACCGGTGGCGGAGAACAGGTTCAGGATGGCCGTGTTCTGCGATCCACCGTCGATGCGGATGCCAGGGACCGGCCCCAGGCTCTCGGCGTAGAAGTTGATGATCAGGTTCTGGTCGGTGGCAAAGCCAAGCCGGAAGCAGGCCTCTGCCCCCGGATGCAGATTGGCTTCGCAGTCGACGAAGCTGTTGTTGAAGCGCCCTGCCGAGATGAAAAACCCGCAACCGGCCATGGGGGCTGCCAGGGAATAGACCCGGACGTCGTGAAACTTGTTGGCGTTGGGCGTGTCGCCGGCGGAGTCCACGGTCAGCAGCACGCCATGCAGTTGCGGTCGGGCGACCAGGGTGCGGGCGATGTGGTTCCAATAGCAGGGTCGGTCCGGGCTGTCGTACCCGTCCAGCACGATGCCGATCACTGCATCCCAGATCGAGATATTCTCCACCACCGTCTTGACGCAGGGTCCGTCGCGGCCAAACAGCTTGATGCCACTGGCCCCGCCCACAATGCGGAGATTGCGGATGGCCGCATAACCATCCACCACCTCGACCGCGTTCCAGCCGGTCTGGCTATAGACCGGGGCCGCCCCGTCGAATGGATCGGGACGGGCCTGGAGGATGGAGCCTTCCCCCACCCCCATCAAGGTCTGGCCGTATCCCAGCACAACCGGGCGGGACACACGGTAGATGCCCGGCACCAGCAGCACCGTGGGAGCGGCGGCCAGGGCGGCGTCGATGGCGTCAGAACAGTCGGAAACACCATCGGGGATGCCGCCATAGCTCTGCGGGACGGCGATCTCCCGACCGCGCAGATAGTCGCGCAGGCGCTGCTTATCCACCGGCTGGCCGGGGATCAGCACATCGTCGATGGCGGATGCCATGGCTCAGAGTTCCGCGCTGGCGAGCAGCCGGCCGCCAAGGCTGGTCAACACCACCGGGGTGCCGCTGGTCAGGCCGGAAAAGCCACTGACATCAAAGCGACCGCCGTCCGCGGTGCGCTCGTGGATGCTGCCGATGCCAGCGGAGGCTTGGGTATAATTGGCGGTCACCATGTCGGTGATGGTCAACGCCCCTGTCACCTGATAGGCGGGGGCCGCCCGCATACCGGGATGGTTGACGGTCAGTTGGATGTTGGTGCCGGAATTGGCCCGACCGAAGGCTGTGGCGATGGGGCATAGCTGGCGGCGGACCAGGGCCATCTCCAGGGCGATGGGGCGCAGGTCGAACGCCGTCGCGGTGTCTCCCGCTTCCAACTGGATGGCACCGAGATAGAACCAGCGACCGGACACGGCGCCACAGGCGGCGGTGATGATGATCTGCAGCCCTGTTTCACAGGCTCCCATGTCGGGCACGGCCAGCACGAGGTCGATATTGCTGTCATTGGGGACGCTGATGGTGGTCGTGGCGATGGTGCTGACGCTGGTGAAGCTGTCCGGGCTGCCAGCACGGGTCAGTGTCAGGGTCCAGCCAATGGTCTGCCCGCAATCATGATAGGCGCGCGCCGACAGCACCGCCGGGCTGTGACGTAACCGCAAGGCATCCGCCGCCTCCAGACGCAGGCGCCAATGGATGGCACCACCGCTGCCCAGGGTAGCGCCCTGGACCAGGCAGGCGGCACCGGATGGTGACAGGCTGAACACGCCGGTGGCGCGCTTCACCGTGCCGGCACTGGGGCTGCCATCGGCGCGGACCTGCCAAAGGTCAACCTCCCCCGGTTGCCAGGTGGCCGCCAATGCCGCCGCCGGGCGATGGGAAACGCGGGCACAGCCATTGATCACCAGATTGCGCTGGGCTGCCAATGCGCCAGCCCCACTGCCTGCCGACAGCCGTGGATCGTCGGCGCGCACCAGCTTTGTGGGATTGCTCTCCCCTGGATCGGCCACCGGCAGGTCGGCCAGGGCGTGGGTGTGGGTGGTCGGTGCCTTGCCGTCCAGCGCCGTGGACAGCCCCATCACATCGTCAAGACTGTGGCTATGGTCAGCCGACGCCTTGCCGTCCAGGGCAGCGCGAACGCCGGGCAGGATGAAGCGGGCATCGCGCATGGGGTTACATGGGTTTCAGCCAGGAGGGATCGTGGGCGTAAACGTCGGCGGCATCCTCGGCCAGCGCCAGATCGACGCCCATCTCTTCGGTCAGCCGCCAGGTCTCCACCCGGAACGGCGTACCGGCGAGCCCGAGACGCCCCAAGGACACCGCCACCGGATAACCCGCCGCCAGCCGCAGGCCTGCCAGATTGGCGGGCCAGTCCAGGCTCTTCTGTCGGCGGTTCTGGCGCAGCGCGATGCGGGCGATGCGCTGGGCCATGGTGTGCGAAGTGGTGAAGGGCAGATCGAGGGTCAGTGCCGCCTCGCCATCATCGGCGGTGATGGAGGCGGCGTCCGCCACCGGCGGATAGTCAGTCGGCTGCCAGTTTTGCGCCGGGCTGGTGAAGGCCCCGCGCACGATATTGACCAGATCGCGCCGTGAGCGCCAGGGCCGATAGGATACCGGTGCCCGCAGCTCGTTTTCCCCCAGGATGACGGTCGGCGGCTGCCACGCCCCCACCGCCAGCCGCCACTTCCCGCCGGTGAAGCTCAACCGCCCGGCACAACTGGTCAGCAGGGATTCCAGATTGTCCAGCGGTCGCCCGGCCAGATCGAGCACGCCGTTGCAGGTGTAGCGTGGTTCACTGCCGGTCAGGGTGGCGACCTGTTCGTCGCAGATATTGGCCTGGGCGATCCAGCCGGTGACCTCGATCTCGTCCGGACCAGCGGCCAGCCCCCAGGGCGCCATCAGATAATCGAGGATGCATAGCGCGGCGTTGGCCGACCAGCGAGTGGCACCGTCGCGCGGATCCCAGAGTTTCCGGCCCCGCACCAGCCGGCTGAGATTGGGAATGCCGCTGGCAAACGCCTCCTGGTCGTAGCGCAGACGCAGATGGGTATAGGCCCGCCCGCGCAGCCGGTGGTTATGGGTCCAGCGCCCGCCCGCTTCCGCCACCAGCACCCCATCGGCCCCCTGGTCCGGATGGCCAGCATGGCTCCAGACATGGACCTTGCTGGCCCAGGGAGCGGCAGTGGCCGCCCCATTACCGTCCAGTGCAATGGCGGTGTCACCGAACCAGACCGTACCCAGGTTCTCCACCTCGTGCGCCGCATGGACGACGACCAGATGCAGAATGTCGAGCTTACTGCCGCCATCAGTGCGGGTGTGGGCAAAGACCAGCGGGCCACCCGTGCGGACCTCGCCATAGACGATGCGATGGCTGGTCACCGGCTGCACCAGCATCTGGGTGCGGCCAGCAGCATCCAGCATGGTCTGGCTGGGTTTCGGGGTGCCGATGACGCGGTTGCCGAGATAGGAGACGCCAACCGTGACCGTGGCCCCGACCAGGGCCCCGATCAGCCCGCCGCCCACAGCGGCAGCCGCCGCCGAACCGGCCACCGCGGCACCGACCGCAATGATGGCCGGGGGCATCAGCCGATCCTCCACCCGGACAGCGCATGGGTGCGGTCCCGGGCGGCCAGACCGCGCTGCGCCGGTAGGACCAGCGCGACACCCAGGCAGACGGCGAGTGCGTGGCGGTCCTCCTCCAGCCGTACCAGGGCGACGTCCCCCCTGCCGAGGAATGCCGGGGGAACTCCGGGCCAGCCGTGACGGCGGGCGATGTCGGCAGCCATTGCTTCCAGACCTCCCCTCCGCGCCAACAGGCGGGTGGCTGTTCGGGCGTCAGCGTAGGCGCCGCGCAATGATGCAGCGGGGTCGATGCCGGTGACGGCGGACACGGCATCGGCAGCGAACAGGCAGCAGTCGAACAGCCCCCAGGTGAAGGTGTTGTGCCGCGCGTCCTCCACCAGCCGGTCAAGCCGTTCCGGCCAGTCGCGCAAGCGGGTCATGTCGCGGGTGCCCCCCAGCGGATTTCCAGTTCCTGAAGCTCGGGCACGAAGTCGAAGCCCAAATCGCCTGGATAGTCTGACTGCTGGTCCTGGCTGGTGTAGCGGCGCAGCCGAGGGCGTTCCAGATCACGCAGGCGGTTTTCCGCGGCCAGGGCAATGGTGGCGATGCGGCCACCATCGGTGACCTCCACCATGTCCATCCGCCCATCGAACAACAGAACCGGTGCCTCGATGAAGCCGCCCCAATCTTCCGCCATGAAAGCCAGCCACAGCCGGGCCCGGCGGCCCTGGACGCTGACGCCAACCACCTCGTTCAGCAGACCGGAGGGCACGCCGGACAGTTGGAAGCGCGCACCCGTCGCCCGCACCTCCGTGGTTTCCTCAATCGGCCCGACCGCGCCGAAGCTGCCAACACCAACCCAGCTCTGCCCCTCCCAGACCAGATCGCCCACACCTGACCAGGCGCGCACGGCACCGCCGGCAAAGTCGAACAGGGCCAGAAGCACCGGCCGGACCACCGGCTGCGCCGTCTCCGCCGCCAAGGCGGCGCTGAGGCGTTGGGTCACGCCAGATCCTCCACAAGGTTCAAATTCCAACGGGTCCGGGCCGGCGGGCGGGTGCGTCCCCGGCCCGCCTCGTCGTCCGCCAGCCGCATCTGCAAGGTCAGCCCATCGGTCGCCAGGGGCGCGCGGCCGATGGGGCTGCGCAGAGGGGGACGGATGGTGACGATCATCCGGCCGTCAATGTCGGTGCGCCCGGTCTGGACCAGCAGATGCACAGTGCCGGGTGGGACAGAGACGGCATCGCCCGGTCTCAACACCCCTTCTGCCCATGGTGCAAAACCGGCCACAGCCAGCCGTGCCGCGACGCCGCCGGTGATGTGCGGCTGGCCGGTTCCCTCGATGAAGCCGGCACCATCGTCGAAGTCGGTGCCATCATTGAAGCGGGTGATCCCGATGGCGGCTGCATACTCGTCCATCGACCGCAGCGAACCGGTGGCCCCGTCATGCAGCCAGAACGGTACGCGGAACGAGGCGACGGGGCCGCGACAGGTAGCCAGCCACGCCCCGAAACGGGCGGCATCAGCGCCCGACAGATCCACCGTCACCTCCGCCACCCAGCGGGAACCTTCCCGCTCCAGAACCAGGGTCTGGCGGGTCAGTGGTGAGGCGCTCTGCACTGTCACCGGCTGGAACCAGAAGGCCACAGCGACGGGATGAATGTCGGCTGGCCAGTCCGGCATCATGGCAGCACCTCGAACAGTTCCAGCGACCATTCGCTGCGGCGCGGCGGACGGGTCGGGTTGCGCCCGGCATCGTCAGAGGACAGACGCATCCGCACCCGGCAGGCCGTGGTGACCAGCGGGCCAATGGCTAACGGTTCGCGCAAGCGCGGTTCCACCGGCACCAGGGCGCCGCCATCCGGGCCGGCCGTGACGATGCCGGTGACCAGATGAGCGCGACCGGGTGAGGTCTGGATCAGGTCGCCGGGCAGCAGCACGCCCGTTCCCCCTGGGGCAAAGCCGGTCACGGTCAGGCTGCGTCCGCTGCCGCCCGCCAATTGCGGCGTTCCTGTCAGGGTCCCACGCGCGGCCAGGGTCCGCCAATCCGGCACCAGCACGGTGCCGGCGGGACCGCGCAGAGATGCGATCAGGGCATCGACTTGCCGGGCCAGCGGATCGCCACGCTGGAAGGTCAGGCGGCTGACCCAACGGGCACCATCACGCTCCAGCACCTGGTTCTGCCCGGTATAGGGGCTGGCCCACACGGTGCTGAGGGTCTGGATGTAGAATTCCTGGCTGGCTGGCCGCAGGTCCAGGGGCCAGACAAGGTCGCTCACCCCAGACGCCCTCCGCGTCGGCTCCACTCATCGGCCACCTGCGACCGGGCAACGCTGGCAGCCGCCTTGACGACGCCCGGCAGGCGGACGGCCAATGCCTGATCCAATGCCGCCTCAACCCGCGCTGTCACTGTTTCCGGATCATCGGCACCCCGGGCATCGACCTGGATCATATAGACCGGTCCGCCGGTCCCGGCATCGCCGCGGGTGCCGCCCGTCACCATGGCGGCGGACTGCGCCCGGTTCAGCACGATTTCGCCGCGTTGCAGGATGGCGGGGATTTCGTCCGCTGCCAGCCAGGGCATGGTGCCGCTATGCAGACGTGGGGCTGCCAGGAACGCCGCCGGCGACACCATCCGCGCCGGTGCGGCACCACCCGCCATGCCGCCATCATGAAAGATCCCAGCCAGGGCGCTGGATGCCGCCTGGGCCAGCGGGGCGGTGATGGACATGCGGATCATCATCCGGGCGAAATCGGCCGCGATGGCATTCAGCAGGTCGGCAATGCTCAGCTTCTGGCGTGTGACCAGATCAACCAGGGCGTCTTCCAGTCGGCCAAAGGCGCTGCTGATCACATCTTCAACCTGGGCAGCGGCATTGCTGGCCGCCTCGGCGTAATCTTCCAGGCCCCGAATGGCACCGTCCTGCCAGCGACGACTGGCGGCCAGCAGCCGGTCGGCAGCCTGCTCCTCGGCCAGTGCCCAGGTTTCGGCGGTGATGGCGCCGGCCGCCTGCAACTCGTTCAGTCTGGCAATGGCGGCGGCATATTCCTGCGTCGGGGACAGCAGCCGTTCGGTCAGCCATACCCCCTGTTCCAACAGGCGGTTGCGCTTCTGCGTCTCCGGATCGGCCTGTGCCGCCCGTTCCAGCGCTTTGCTGTAGGTTTCCCAGGAGATGGCACCGGCATCCAGGAGGGTCTGGAGCCGCGCCAGTTCCGCCTGATACCGTTCGGTCGGGTCGAGCAGGCTGTCGGTCAGCCGCGCTCCTTCCTCCATCAGCCGGTTGCGCGCTGCCGTCGCGGCGGCGGCATCGTAGTTGGCGCCGGCTTCCGCACGGATCGCCTCCCGCTGCGCCTCAGTCAGGGCGATACCACCACGCCGGGCCGTTTCTTCGGCGCGCAGCAATTCGGTCTGGATGGCCCGCTCACGCGCCGACAGGGCGACCGCATCCCGTTCCCGCGCCAGGGCGGCAATCTGGCCGTCGATGGCATCCATCGCCGCCTGTCGCCGCTTGGTTTCCGCGTCCTGCTCACGGGCCGCCCGGTCGCGCTCGGGTTGTTCAATCTGGGTGATGCGCCGCCGCGCCAGTTCCTCGGCCTTGGCCAGGGCGCTGTTGACAGCATCGGCATTGCTGCCGTCGGGGCTGCGCAGGGCCTCCAGAGCCTGCCGGGTGCGGTCGAGTTCAGCATTGACGCGGGCGATGCGCTCGGCCGGATCATTGGCCAGTTGGCCCAGCCCGTCGTCGAGCTTGCGACGCCACTCGGCAATGATCTCTGCCCGCCGTTCAGCCTCGGCGCGGGCGCGGCCTTCGTCGGCCTGCCGCTGGTCGGCATCGGCTTTGTCGGCCTGCTGGCGGGCCTCGGTGATCAGCGCGTCCAGTTCGGCTTCCAGGCGGGCGACATCGGCGCGGGCGTCGGCCAGCCGGCGCTGGCCGAACCGGCCGTTGGAGGCATCGACGATGGCCTGGATCTCCGCCGCCCGATCCTGCGCTTCCACCAGCTGGCGGTTCAGAGCAACGATACGTTGGTCAATGGGCGTGCCCTGGAGGATGTTGGCCCACCCATTGGCGGCCCTGGCCAGCAGGTCCAGCACCGCCTCGGCCGGCCCGGCAACGGCTGGGGTCTTGCCGATCTCCTCCAGCATCTTGCCCCAGGCATCGGACAGGCGATTGACCGCGCCGGTGACGCCACCGGCCTCGGCAGCCGCTGCCCCGCCGACCTGTTGTTCCAGCGCATCCAGGATGATCCGTTGCGCACCGGCCACCTGACCGGTCTCCACAAGGCTGCGGATCACCTCCGCCTGACTGCCGGTGAAGCTGACGCCGACCCGCCGCAACGCACTCAACCCTTCCACGGGGTCTTCCAGCGCCTTGCCAAGCTGCATGGCCGCCGACGACAGGTCACCCCCGAACACCGCCGCCATGTCGCCGGCCAGGGTCAAGGCGCGGGTGAAGCTTTCGTCGGCCACCGAGCGGAAGGTCGCCAGCACGGATGCTGCATCTTGCACCGCCTCCGCGCTGGCAAGCGTGGCTTCCTCCTGCCCATCGGCAAAGGCGGCGATCTGTTCGCCCGTCAGGCCGACGGAATAGCCGGTGGCTTTCAGCACCGCCTCCAGACGGCGCAGCGATTGTTCGGCTTCGCCAGCGGCCTTCAGCCCCTCGGTGATGCCAATGGAGAGCACGCCCATGGCCGCCGCTGCCGCCAGCCCCACCGGCCCCAGGGCCGCCAGTGCGGCACCGGCTGGCCCCAGCCGCCCGGCCATGGCTTCCGCCTCACCCCGGACTTCACCGGCAGCAGCATCGACCGCCTGAAGCGCCCGCGATGCCGGCTGGGATGCCTGCTCAATACGCTGAAGGGCGCGTTCGCCGGTGGTGCCAACCTCGCGCAGCTCCGCCCGCACCCGGTCGCCGCCGATGGCGGCAAGGCGCACGGCTATGGTACGGTCGGTCATGGTTGGACAGAGGCGGGATTGATCTTGCCGGGTACGGTTTCATTCAGTGCATATAGGGGCAGCATGGAGGGCCGCATCATGCACGGACAATCGCTGAGACAGAGCGGATCGAATTGCTGGTGGACCCGGCGGAAAAGGCGATGCTGGCGCGTGCCGCCGCCCTTGAGCATACCGACGTGACCGGTTTCATTCTGCGCAGCGCCCTTCCGGCGGCCCGCGAAGCGATTGACCGTGCCGAGCGGTTGCGGTTGAGCGAGCGCGACAGCTTGCGGGTTCTTGACCTGTTGGACAATCCGCCGGAACCCAACGCCCGTCTGCTTGAGGCGGCGCGGGCGCTGGCGCGCAACGACAAGTGACGGCTCCACGAATTTGGCATGAGGAGGCGATCGCCCGGCATCATGACCGGGTCGGCTTCGATTGCGGCACTCCGGCGCTGAACGACTATCTGCGCCGCTTCCCCCGCCAGAACCATGAAAGCGGCAGGGCCAAGTGCTTTGTCGCCATCAGCGCCGATGCGCCCTCCCGTTGCCGCCACTATCCTCCGCAAGGCGGGCACAGCGACAGGACCGCCCCTTACCTTATCCGCCAGATGCGAACCATGAATCGTCCTTTCTCGTCATCATATTGGCCCTCATCGTGCGGGTCCGGTGCGAAACGAACCGCCTGCATGGCCGCATGCAGCGCCCGCCTCGCTGCCGTCGCCTTTTCATCTTCAAAAGGCAGCAATACTAGGATGAGATAGCGCTCAACTGCCGGATGCAGGCGCAATCGGGCCGCGTCGCCGAACAGGCTCCAGTTCCTCGGTCCTACCTTGGCGATTTCCTCGTCAGTAACCAGACGGCGCCCATCCACACCGAGCGCAAACGGGTGGCTCGGCTTGGGAAGGGCGTGGCCTGTGAAGCACTTCCCCGCATCCTTGAAAAAGGCACCGATGATCTTGACCTCGGCAACCATGGTCGCCTTGTTCGGATCCTCGGCATAGTAGGCGGAGAGATCATATCTGCCTCTCAGGGCCTTTCCGGTTCGGGGATCGACACCTACGACCTTTTCCGTGTTGGTCCATATCTCAACCCCCTGATCCTCAGCTTGAAGCATGAGTTCCGCCTGGAGCCAGTTCTCGCGGCAACCGTCAGCCTTCATCGCCCTCGGCAGCCGATCCTTATCCTTCAGTTGGTCGAAGCATCTTTTGAAGGTTTCCATCCAATCAATGGCAGTCATGATGCCTCTCCACACCAGCGCCCATTGCCAATGCAGCGATCTGCCGCTTCATTTCGGCTATGGCGCGTTCGGCGGCGGCGATCGCCCGTCCTTCGCCCGACGCCTCACCGCTTGCGAACAGCGCCGTTCCGCCCCCACGCAGCACTGGTTCCATGTCCATAAGGTCCACACAGATCAACCCCTGTGACACAAGAAGACTGGACATGGCCGAAATGGCCGCCGCCATGCACCCCGTCCCATCATCTGGCGGCAGGGCGGCGCTCGACTTGCCACGCCTCTTGATGCAGACATCCACGCAATCGGCACAGACCTTCATGCTTCCAACTCCACCAGGGAAACCGTCATCATTAGGTTGGATTCCCGGCGGTGGGGCAACCAAAAAAGGGAAAAATCTGAAACCTGTGGATAAGTAATATGGCGTCCCGTGCTATCCTGCATGGCAACCAGGGCCGTGGCGTTGGTTCCATCGCAGATGACGAAGAATCTGACCTCCTCCTCGTCAAGGAATTCCTCAATCAACAGTTCGGTGCCGGCATCGCCGAAACGACGGCCGATCAGGCCGTGTTGAAAGATCAGCTTCCGTCCTGATCCGCTTCGGGGCTTGCCATCAGGCAGCTCTCAATCGCTGGCAGCAGAATGGCCACTGTCACTTTCGGCACACCAACTGCCGCTGCCATGGTCAGCACGGCACCATAATCGAAACCAAGCACCACCCCGTTCGGTGCGATCCGAAGCTGCCCGGCGCAAGCCAGCGCGAGATCCCAGACCTGCCAACCCTCCACCGTCTGCGGGGCGTGCTCATCATAGGGGCAGCGTGCGCCCGTCGGTCCTGGTCTTCCCTCGGCACAGGGCAGGCCGGCAGCCGCACAGTTCGCGCAGTATTGTGGCCCGCCGCCGAAGTGCCACTCGGCGCGGGCCTTCAGACGTTTTTTTCCTGTTCCAGCAGCGCCACCGGCCCCAGATAGCGCAGGCTGAAGGCGTCGGCCACCGGGTGTAGGTCCAGCAGGGCGTCGATCCCTTCTGGCGTGGGCTCCACCGGGGTGCCGTCGGCATCGCCCACCCCCTCCCAGCCCAGGATGGCCAGCCGGCCCATCGCCTTCAGGAAGGTGGCGGTGCGCGTCCCCTGCACGAGGTCCGGCGGTTCGTCGGTCATGTCCGCATCACGCACGGCCTGACGGGCGGCTAGCACCAACGCCGTGGTGCAGGGGCGCAGGTGAAGACGCACCCCCATTCCCAGATCGAGCCAGAACGGCTCGCGGGCCAAGTCGAGGCGGATCATGGTGGGCATTCCCCTGGGATTGGTTGAACCTTGACCGGCTTCGGACCACGGCGCATATTCTGGACAGAAATTCTGGACAGGTGCTGCCATGTCTCAGTCGAGCTGGTCGTTACAGGACGCCAAGAACAAATTCAGTACAGTGGTCGATGCTGCCTTGGCCGGGGAGCCACAAATGGTTACCCGGCATGGGAAGCCTGCCGTCATTGTGGTTGCCGCAGACACGTTCGCACGGTTGCATCAACTGGACCGCGAACGGGCACCGTCACTTGCCGAGATGTTGCTGGCGATGCCGCAGGATGATGGATCCTTCGAGCGTTCCCATACGCCTCCGCGTGATGTGGAATTCTGATGTTCCTGCTCGATACTGTCGTGCTGTCAGAACTGCGAAAACGGGACCGCAATCCCGGTATCGTCGCCTGGATCAGCGAACAGCCAACGGCCGATCTGTTTATCAGCACCGTCACCATTGGCGAGATAGAACGCGGCATTGGCCTGCAACGGTCGAAAGATGCGGCCTTTGCCGCGTCCCTCACCACTTGGCTGGACCGTGTCCTGACCACCTATGGCGAGCGGATCCTGCCGTTCGACCTCAAGGCTGCCCGCCGATGGGGACGCCTCAGTGCCGGGATCGGCCATGAGGGTGCGGATCTGATGATCGCTGCGACCGGACTGGAACATGGATTGACGGTCGTTACCCGCAATGTCCGCCATTTTCAGCCAACCGGCGTGGCGACCTTAAATCCGTTCTCGTGATCACCCATCCTGGCACCATCAGTAGCTGGCGACATCGTTCTTCAGGGCGACGGTGACGAAAGCCCCACTGTCGGGCTTGGCGGCCTGCCAGTCGAAGCGGGCCTCGATGCCGGCCGGGCCGGAAATCGGGATGCGCGGCTTGGGCAGATAGACCGATGGCAGGGCGATGGTCAGGGACCGATCGGCATCGATCACCCAGGCGAAATCCAGGGCCATGGCGGTGCCATCGGTGGCGGCGTCCAGCAGCACCATGTCGGCAAACCGGGCTGCCAGATTGCCGGTGCAGGATGCCACGCCCAGGTCCGCCCCTTCGATCTTGCCATCATCGCGGATGACGCGGACGGGATCGAGATTGTTGGCATAGGTCAGTTCCGCGGCGGTGATGTTGGCCAGCGCCGCCCCATCTTTCCGGATGCGTCCCTGGAACTGGTGGAACCGCTGCAAGCCCTGTGTGGTGGGGGTGCCGCCGGACGAGGTATCGGCGTCCGTCTCCCCCTGTGCGATCAGGGCCAGGGTGGCATTGGCCTTGCCCGACGGCGCCCAACCCAGGTTCAGGCTGTTGACCAGACAGCCGAGGTTCAGGAAATAGCGCGGCACCTGCGGGTGGCCGACTTCCAGCGCCAGGCTGGGCAGCGTGTCGGCTCCGGATGTGTAGACATGGCTGTAAGGGCCGGTGCCGGTGGTGACCGGCGGCCCGAACAGCCCCTTCAGCCAGAAACCGATGCTGCGCAGGTCCACCGGGACGGTGATCTGGCCCTCGGCGGTGATGACATCACGCGATGGCGGGGCCGGGTCACGCCCCAACCCCAGCACGTCGGAGGCTTCCAGCGGCTGCTGGCTGCCGATGTCGCAACTGACAAAGGGCAGCATGTGGAAATTGCCGCCGGGCGCGGTGCCATAGGCGGCTTCGAACGCACCCAGCAACTGCGCGTGGGCGCCGGTGGCGCGGGCCATGGTCGGGTTCTCCGGGATCAGGTCAGCGGATCGGGCGTGGTGTAGGTGAGCGTCACCGGCACGCGCGCGACCTTGATGGCGGCCCCGCCGGCAACAGCAATGTCCTCGGTTTCCGGTGCGCCCCAGGTTAGCCACTCGACCGTGCCGCCCAGCGTGCGGTCGGCCCCCAGCGACGCCGCCAGCGCCCGCAACAGATCGTCCAGCGCGCGCGCCCGGCCAGGGCCGGAGCGGCCCAGCGGTGGGTCGGCGGACTGGACCAGCAGCTCGATCTCGGCGACATGGTTATAATGGTGGAGCAGCGGTGACAGGGTTATGTCCGGCACACCCGGCTCACCATCGCGCAGGATCAGCAGGCCGCCGGGCGGGATACGCTCGGGCACGGCGATCTCACGGCCCGCCACGGCGTCCGGTACGGCGGCGAGCCGCACCAGCAGCGCGGACAGGGCCGCCTCCCGGATACTCGGCATGGGTCAGGGTTCCTTCCAATGACGCAGGATCAGACCGGGCAACCGGCCCTGCCAGGTTCGGGCAGCCCCAGCCACATCCAGGCGCTTTCTTACACGGACCTGCGGCACCAGGATGAAGACCGGCACCGTGGTGCGCCCGGCCAGCCGGGTGAAACCGGCCTCGCCCCGCCGGCCCCGGTTGGCTGTCGCCAGCCCGCGTTTGCTAAGGCGGACATTGTCCGCCACCAGCAAGGACGGGCCGCGGCGGCGATAGATCAGCCGCAGGATCAGACCGGTGCGCCGTTCCCAGCCGCCCGGCGTGATCTTCTGGCCGCCATCGCCATAGCGACCGGCGGCCTGGGTTGGGATGGCCAGGAACAGGCCATGGCGGGAGCGGATCACCGCCCCCTCCTCGTAAAGCCCGACAATGTCGGGGGCTTTGCTCCAGACCAAACCGGCGGCGCGGATGCTGCGACCGCCCTTGGGATAGATTTCACTGCGCCATGTCCGGGCCAGCCGCTGGCCGAGACCGGCCCCGGTGATCTGGCCGCGCAGTTCGGTCTTCAACCCGCCGCTGGCCTCCCGCAACCCGGCGGTGACGGCGCGCTCCGCCGCTGCGAGGTCGGCCGCCAGCATCTCAGCAAGGCGGCCTTCGATCGCAGCGGCGAGGCGCACGGGCGGTTACGCCAGCTTCACCGGCCGTTCCAGGCTGATTTCCAGCCGCGTCGGCGTCAGTGCCCGACCGATATAGACGACATTGCCGGTGGTGGGCGGCGTGGCGGTCAGCACGCCGGCGGTGCCGCTCAGATAATAGGTGGTGCCCGGCGTCAGGGTGGCGCTGCCGGCAGCATCGGTCCAATCGGTCACCTCGATGACGCCATCGGTCAGCACGGTGACATAAAAGTCGAGCGCGGCGCTGGTCAGGGCCAGACCGATGACCTCGGCCTTCGTATCATCGTCGGCATCGGCCAACATGCATTGGAAGCCGGCATTGCTGTAGACGGCCATGCCGGCAGCGGTGATGGCCTCCTTGGCCTGGAGTTCGATGGCATCGACCTCCTGCACCCTGGCATCCAGCGTGCCGTTGAGCGGCAGTTGCTGGATGCGGCCATTAATCAGGACAAGCGGGCGGTAGGACGGCATGGGGCGTGATCCTCAAAGCTGGATGGGGGTGCCGGGCTGGACATGCAGCACCGTCGGCGCCACGGCAAAGCCGACGGGAACCACCCACCATCCGGGCGCGGATGGCGGCATATCGGTCAGGCCGCCCGCGATCCGGGCGGAGAGGAAATAGTCGGTGCCGGGCACCAGGGCGGGCGCCCCGCTCTCCAGCAGGGCAGACCAGTCGGCGCGCTCCACCGGCCGTTCGGTGGCCCAACGGGCAGGCTCCCCCGTTGGGGCGCCGATCAGCACCACGCCCGCGGGATCGGCGGTGGCAGCGGTATCGGCGCGGCAGGGCGCCAGCCGACCGCCGGCGTTGACATGGACGATCTGCCCAACCGCCAGCGCCACCTGGGCGGCGGTCACATAGGTACCGGTCCACACGCCAGGCGGGGCGTTGGGGCCGAGAACCGTTTCCACCGCCGCGCCGGATGTTGTCGGCGGATCGAATTGCGGGTAGCTGGTCGGTGCCGGGATCTGCACCGTCTCCAGGGTCCAGACCAGCCGCGCGGGGTCGCGGCGCACCGGGGCACCCTGGACCTCGAACAGGTCGTCCCCGACCAGCAGCCGGTCGCCCGCCCAGGGGCGGATACCGGCGGCAGTCAGGTCAGCGGCCCGCAGCTCGAACAAGGCACCATCGGAGACCAGATCGCCACCGCCAAAGCCGGTGACAAGATCATTGCGGCGGGCAATGACCCGCAGCGGAACCGTGGAACCGCCGATCCCGATATAGGTGGCCGGCGTGCCCAGGATGGCGAAGACCGGATCGAGTGCGGCCTGAAAAGGATCAGCCATGACCGGCTGATATCAAACGGCAGTGCCATTCAGCCGAACCCGGCCAACCGTCTCACCGGCCCCGTTGCCAACCGCGGCAATGGCGGCGCCGATCAGGCTGTTGCCGGTGGCGGTCTTGGTGACCTCCCGGGCTGCATTGTCCCAATAGAGCTTGTCGCCAACGCTCCAGCCCTGCGAGGGCGTCTTCTTCAGGTCGACGATTCCGACAAGGACCGCCTCGACCGGTTCGCCCATGGCCGCACTGGTGATGGCAATGCCGAACAGGCTGCCAACCAGCATCCCCTCTCCCGAGGTGACGGCATAGGGGGCGGTCAGGGTGATTGTGTTGCCGGGTTGAACATAGTTCTTCATGGGTGATCTTCCTTGCGGATGCGCGATCAGCGGCGGGGCCGGTCCGGCATGAGGGCGAGGATCAGGCCGGCGGCAGCGGCACCGGCGGTGGCGATATGATCCAGACAGCCTGGATCGATGCTGGCCCCCAGCGCCGTCAGCAGCGTGGTGAGACCAAGCCAGGTGCTGCGCTCACGCAGGCGTTCGATCAGATAGCGCATGGGATGTTCCTTCAGGTCGACGGGCAAGCGGACCGGAAGCCGCCCTCATCCAGGCCGAGGACGGCGCGATAGTCGAAATTGGGGCAGAGCTTGGCGGCAACCTCGCGGTGCCCACGCCAGCGCAGGCACTTTCCCTGGCCGGCATAGGCCGCGTCCATCGCGTCGGCCAACCGCCGCAGGGCGTCGAACTGTGCCGGGGCGAAGGTCTTGAAGCCGTGCAGGCAGATGGCGATGGAGCCGCTATTATGGCCTTCCTGGGCCGCCGGGATTTGCTCCAGCGCGCGGCCGCGCTGGATCGTGCCATCGCCGCGGATGAAGAAGTGATAACCGATGCCGCGCCAGCCGCGCTGGCGGTGCCACTGGTCGATCACCGCCGCATCGTCATGGGCGGCATGGTCGCTGGCGCTGCAATGGATGAAGACCACATGCACCGGCCGCTTTGGCGCGGTGAACGGCACCGCTGCGCCAGGACGGCTGAGGATGGGAAACGGGTCCGTCATGGCTCAGGCCCCGGCATTCTTGTAGAGGCCGCGCCAGTCGATGGCCTTGGCCCCGAAATCCAGCCGGCACTTGATCTCCACCCCGTCCACATCGAAGCCGTTGCGGGTTTCGATATAGGCGCCCTGCTGGCCCTCCAGATAGGCGTATTCCAGCGTGTCGATCTGGGCCGGGTTGGCCGCCAGATACCAGGCAGTGGCGCTGGCGGCGTCCAGCCGGGGCTCGGCGATGGGCGTCAGGGTGCGGATGGAGGCGGGAACGATGTCGCTGGTCTTGGCCGGCGTCAGGTTCTGCGCCACCAGTTGCTCGGCGGTCAGTTCCAGCGCCGCCGGCACGATCAGGAAGGATGGCCGGATGTTCAGCACGGTCTTCTTGTCGAGCCCGGTCTGCTTGGCCATCGCCGCGCGGGCGTCGCCGATGGCGGTGACGGTCGGGGGGGCTGCGGTGCCGGCAAGGTTCTTGTGGTCGGCATGGAACAGCGCCTTGCCATCGGCCATGGCGGCGTTGGCGGTCAGGATGCCCCAGACGACATCGCTTTCCAGGGTGGCGATGGCGGTGCCGTACATGGCCGGAATACGGGTGAAGGCGTCGAGATCGTCATTGATCAGCACCTGCCGGGTGATCGCCACCACGCGGCCATAGGTCTCGATGCGGTAGCTTTCCTTGCTCTCGCCGATGGTGCCGCGCTGGAACTCGCCGCCCTCATTGACCTTCAGCAATTGCGGCGCCTCACCGATCTGGACCCGGTGCATGGCCTTGAAGTCGGTGGCCAGCACCTGCCGGCAGAACGGCGTAAAGGTGCGCGGATAGACCTCGTAGGCTTGGCGCAGGGTCTTGGCGGTGACGGCGGACAGCACCTCGGGGAAGTCGGAGGTGGAATGCAGGGCGCGGGTGGCGATCTCGTCGCGCGACAGGCCGCGCACGGCCACCCCGGCCTGGGTCAGGAACTCGCGGGCCAGTTCCAGCAGGCTAAGGCCGCGATACTCGCGGGCATGGTCGGTCAGCGGGAACAGGGTCGGGCTGTAGCGATGCAGCAGGGCCGCACTTACCGCCTCGCGCCGCAACAGCCGTTCGTCCTTGCCACCCAGCGGGACGGTCACCTGCGGGAAAATGCGGGTGCGGTCCGACGCCTCCGCCACCTTGTCCAGGATCAGCCGGCGCGCCTCGTCCAGGCCGGTGCCGCGCTGGACCAGATCGTCAGCAAAGCCGCATTCCAGCCCCAACCGCCCGGCAAGCGCGTGGATGGTGCCCACCCGCTCGCGTTCCGTTTCTCGCGCCCGGGCGACCAGGGCATCGGTATCGGGGGCCGGCGGTGGCGTGGCATCCGTCCCCGCCGGCGGGGTCTGCGTTTCATCCATGGCAATCCTCGTTGGAGAAGAAGCGGCGTCGCGGCGAACCAGGACGCAGGGCGACAGGGGTTCGGCGCTGCGAAAGCCGGCGGCGGGGTCGGCCCCCACCGGCACAGCGGAAATCTCGAACGGCGTCCAGTCCACCGCCCGCCACAGTTCAGGTCCTGCTGCCGGGCGCGAGACCTCGAAACGGTGGACCTGATAGCCGATGGAGACGGCACGCAGATGGCCGGCGCGGATATCGGCCAGGATCGGCTCCACCTCCGCCCGGTCGCTGAAGCGCACGCGGGCGATGCCGCGACCATTCTCGATGCGGGCGGTCCCCGGCACCACCGAGCCGATCACCGCGTCCAGCGTGCCCATGTCATGGACCTTCAGCAGCGGCGCCCCGCCATTCAGCCGTTCCAGCCGGACATGGGCGGGTTCCAGGCTCAGTTCCTCATCGAAGGGCTCCCCGAACAGCGGCTGGCGGCGCACGCGCGCGCCGGTGGACCAGACCAACTCTACCGAACGGTCAGCCTCGTCGAAGCTGGCCAGCACAAGGTCAGCCGCGCGGCGCAGGGCCGGCAGGTCAAGGGTGCCGTGCATGATGGGTCAGTCCTGGTTGGAAACTGTCTCACCGGCCTGGATGGTGCCGGTCTTGGTCACCCGTCGCGGATCGCTGTCCAGCACAAGGCCGAGCGCGTCCAGGCGGGCGTTCATGGCGGCGATCTCGGTCAGCACCGCCTCGGGATTATGGCCCTGGCGGGAGATCGCCTGGGCCAGCGTCATGGTGCCGGAGCGCATGGCCAGCAGGTCGGCCATGGCGTCCTTCAGCGGGTCCACCGCCTCGAAGCGCGGCGGCGACCATTCAACCGGAATGTCCGGGCGCGGCAACCGGCCTGCCGCCCAGGCCTGGGTGGTGAACCAGTCCCAGACCGGCTGGCACAGCATGGGGATCACCAGTTGCCATTGCGCCGCCTCGATCAGGCGGCGGAATTCGACCAGCCCGGCGCGGATGCTGGAATAGTTCACCTGGGACAGGTCGCCGGTCAGCAGCTCGTAGGGCATACGAAAGCCGGTGGCGATGATGTGCAACTGCGCCCGCAGCCATTCCGCCACGCCGGCCGTTGTGGCAGGCTGGTTGAAGCGGATATCCTTGCCGCCGCGGGCATAGGCGATCAGGCCGGGCTCGAATTGCTCGACCCGCTGGCCATCGGCATCGACCACCGAGGGGGCGATGCCCTGTTCGGCCTCATCGGCCCCCAGCACGATGCCGACCACGCAGGCCTCGGTCTTCTTGCGCACCAGTTCGGCCTGCGTCCAGTCGTCCAGATCGCGCAGCGCCCGCATCACCGGGGTGCCCCAGGGCACGCCGCGCACCTGCGCGCGCTGCTTCTCATAGATGTGCGCCACCTCGGCTGCGGGCACGGCGGCGCTGTCCAGCCGGCGGCGCAGGCTGACCACGGCGTCGCCTGGATGCTGGGCGTAGAGCCAATAGGCCCGCCGCCTTCCCAGCGGGTCGAACTCGATGCCCTGGACGATCCGGCCGCCATCGGTAAGGTCGCCATTGCGCCCGGCATCCAGCAGGTCGGCCTCGATCAGTTGGATCTGCAGCGGTACCGGCAACCCGTCAGCCGCGCGCCGGGGCCGGCGGCGCAGCAGCACCTCGCCCGCCTCCACCATCTGGCGGCAGGCCAGGGTCTGCAGTCCGTAGACATCCAACTGCCCGTCGGCGTCGCACCGTGCCGACCACTCCTGCCAAAGGGCGTCGGTCGCCTTATCCAACCTGTCGTCGCCAGAGGCGGCGCGCGGCATGATGCCGGAACCGACGATATTGTTGACCAGCACCGACACCGCCTTGGCGGCGTGCGGGTTGTTGCGCACCAGATCGCGCATCCGGTCGCGCAGCAGCGCCCCGGCCACCACGATCTCGGCATCGGCCGAACTGCCCGGCGCCCGCCAGCCATCGGTGCGGCGACCCTTGGCAGCACCATCATAGCCGCGGGTCAGCCGGTCGAGGCTTTGGCGGGCCAGCACCCGGCGCAGGGCCGCCTGCGGCGCCACCAGCCCCAGGGCGCGGTCGAACCAGAGCCCGGCCATCAGCGCTCCCCGCGCCCGAAGCCGGCGAAACCCGCCATCGGCAGCTTGCTCGATGTGTTGCCAGCCATTTCCCGTTCGATGGTGCGGATGCGCGACAGCAGGTCGGCAGCGGAGCCGTAATCGACGCTGCGGCCGTCATAGCTGACGCGCAGCGTGCCGGCGGCATAGGCGCGGCGCAGCGCGTCCAGTTCCCCCTGGGTCCAACTCATCCCAACCATCCCTGATTGCGTCCACCCAACCAACCGCCCCGGCGTTTCTCCCCCGGTGTGGCGGGGCGTTGAAGCTGACCGGCGGTCGGCCCCCCGGCGTCCGGCACCGGCGGGGCCGGGGTTGCACTGGCGTCGGGTGCCGGTCCGACCTGATCCTCCAGATCCCGCCACTTCGCCTCGGTCCAGCGGTCGATGCCAGCGATCCAGGCGGCGGCGCGGGCATAGACGCGGCAATCCAGCGCCTCGTTGCGTTCGCGCAGCTTCTGCCAGTCCAGCTTGGTGAAGCCGCGCTTGGTCTTCACCGTCACCAGCTGTTCGGCCACCAGCTGCTTGACCCATTCGGCCTCCACCCCCTGCGGCAGGTGCAGACTGCCGGCGGGCACGGTGATGCCGGCGGCCAAGTCCTCGTCTGTCGGTCGCGCCAGCCGCAGGAAACGGTAGGTCTCGCTCTTGAAGGTGGCCACGGCCACCGTCCATAGCCGCGCCCCGCGCCGCACCTTGCGGCCATTCTCGGTGGCATCCACGTAGCTGGGACCGACGACAGGGGCGGCCCGGTTGAAACCTTCCACGCCTTTGACCGGGGCCACCTGCGCGAAGCCGACCGAGCGCGCCCAGGCATAGACGGCGGGCGCCTCATAGCCGGTATCGATGGCCAGCCGCGCCAGCCCCAGCCGACTGCCATGGGCGTGCGGCCATGTCCGGCCCAGCAGCAGCGTCAACGCCGCCCAGGCTTCCGCCTGCTCGGGCCCACCTTCAATGACAATGTGGTCGACCAGCCAACTGGTCAGCCCGCGGCCCCAGGCCCAGACCGACACCTCGATGCGGTCCTTCTGCACATCGGCCCCGGCGGTCAGGAACAGGCCGCCCGTGGGTACCGTGCCGAAGCGGTAGCCGCCGCGCCGCTCATAAAGTCGCTGCCAGTCCGGCGCCTCGCCGCTCTCCTGCCAGGTCTCCCCCAGCGAGGTGTTGACGAAGGTCTTCATCGCCTCGTCACCGGCAGCCTTGGCCGACAGGAAGGTGCGCACCATGTCGGCCAGCCGAACCCAGGTGGAATAGATCTCATTCAGGTGAAAGCCGGCGATGCCCGTAAACGGCGTCTTCGCCCGCCACTCGCCTTTCGCAATCGCCTGCCAGCGCCTTGCATCGCCCCAGACAGAATCGCAGTGGATGCAGACATAGCGGGCGCTGTCAGGCCGGGGTTCCGGCTCGCTGTCCCAGCGCACCTGCGCCCAGGTCAGCACCTGATGCTGACCGCAATCCGGGCACGGCACCCAGAAGCGGCGACGGTCGCTTTCCTCGAACGCCGTTTCGATGCGGCTCGCCCCCTTCAGCGTCGGGGTGGAGACCAGCACGATCTTGCGGTTCCAGAACGTCACCGTGCGCTTACGCGCCAGCTTGACCGGGTCACCCTCCGCCCCGGCGCTGACCGGATAGCGGTCGACCTCGTCGCAGAGCAGGATGCGGATCGGCCGGCTGGCCAGCCCGGACGGCGCATTGGCGCCGACGATGGTCAGGTGGCCGCCGGCAAACCGCTTGTGCAGGATCTTGTTGGAACCGTCGCGCGACTTGGGATCAGCGATCCGTCCGGTCAGGCAAGGCGTGTCGCGGGCCATCGGCGCGAAGCGGTCCTTCGACCAGGTCTCGGCATCGCGCTCGGTCGGCATCACCACCATGATCGGCGCCGGGTCCTGGTCGATGTGGTAGCCGACCGTGTTGTTCAGCACCTCCGTCTTGCCGACCTGGGCCGACGACATCACCACCACGGTTTCGATATCCGGGTCGGAGACGGCATCCATGATGCCCCGCTGGTATTCGGCCCGCGCTGTGGACCAGCGGCCTGGTTCGGCGCTGGCCTCAGAACTCAGCCGGCGGTTGGCGTCCGCCCATTGGCTCACCGTCAGGTCCGGCGGCGGCGTCAGCATCTGCAACGCCGTCGTCACCAGTTTCGCCAGCCCCGGATGCCCGGTCAGCCGCAGCGGCGACGGCGACCGGCGTCGCCGCAAGTTCGGCGAGCGCGTCGACGATCGCCGACCGGAGAAGGACGCGGACGGCGGCGGGGTTTGCGGCATCATGGACCAGGGGGGCCAGCTTGTCCGGCAGGGTGATCAGGCGGGCGCGCAACCGGGCCGTCATCGCCGCCCAGGCCAGCGCCGTTTCGGCCACCGGCACCAGATCGCCGCGCCGTTGCTGCGCGTCCAGTTCGGCAAGATCGGCCTTGGCCTTGACCAGCCGGGTGCGTTCGGTGGGCAGGTCGGCGACGCCGCCCTGGGCCTTTTGGGCCAGATCCCGCAGGTAGCGGACATAGCCACGCACGGCGCCCACGAGATCATAGGCACCGCGCTCGGCCTTGGGGATCACGCCTTCGCGGCTGAGTTGCTGGACCCGACGTTCAGACAGGTCGAGCAGCTTGGCGATCACCGCCAGCGGCTGCCCGTTGCCGGCCATGTGCATCGTCCTTCGTTGGATAGAAAGGCAATAAAATCATTGGTCTAGGCGCTTGGCTGCGGGGTCGGACAGCGCGATGACGAACACCACCACGATGGAGGATGCGATGCCCAAGCCCCGCGACTGAAGGCAAGCCCGCCCCCCCAGCCCCGACCGGGTTCGCCCGGCGGGGCTCCGGCTGGTGGAAGCGCCCGGATCGGCCGGGCGAGCCCGCCACCCGACGGAGATCACCATGACGGCCCTGTCCGACCTGACCATTGCCGAACTCGCCGCAGCCTATGGCGTCATTGCCGGCATCCCGATGTTGCCTCGCAGCTTCAACACCAAGACCAAGGCAATCAACCGCCTCGACTCTCTGCTCTCCCAGCGCGGCCTGACCATTGCTGATGCTCTACAGGCCGCCGGCCGCGGACCGGTGGAGGCTCCAACGCGGACAGCAGACCTTGAAGCCGCCGTCACCGCCATCGAACAGACCCTGGCCGCCGAACCACCCCGAGCGGTTAAAAGCCGCGCCGACAGCAAACAGGCCCAGGTGATCGCGATGCTCCGCCAGCCGCAAGGGGCCACCATCGCGGAGATCGCGGCGGCCACCGGCTGGCAGGCCCATACGGTGCGGGGGTTCCTTGCCGGGGCGCTGAAGAAGAAGCTCGGCCTCACCGTCACGTCAGAGAAGGTCGAAGGACGCGGGCGCGTCTACCGGACCGTCTTGTGATCTCTTGCCCGGACACAGCGCAGTAGGCAAGATCGAGGATAGAAACGTCATCAGCATTCTTGCCACAAGCAGATCCGGACATGGTATAGTCGCCCATTTCACCATCTCGCAATCTAAGAGTAGGCACATCGCATGTCTAAATACCTGTTTCTTATGAAATATCCAGAGAGCCCACAAGGGCGGTATATAGAAGATACGGCACAGAAAATTGAGGAATGCTTCATTAGCGATGCAATTCTCAAGGAACTGGACAGCTTAGACCCGTGGGTGGAATTAGAAGTATTTGAGGATGCTAATGGAAACGAGAGCAATTTGTTCCAATGCATAGACAACAGTAAAATTGCGCAGGTAGAAAAGAAAACTATAAATATTTTTAAACATTTAGTGCGAGAAATCGGAGTGGAAGACATCGCTCCTGAGAAAATCGAGTCAACCATGGTCAATTTTAGGTCAATATGCAATATGCATTTTTTGCTTCGCATAAAGGCCGAAAAATACAGCGCAGATGAACGCGTTGTGGTCCAGTTGGGGTGACGGGCATGACCGAAAACAAAGGAAAACGCGGAGAAATGGTCGTGTCCGTAATCGCGGCGTCCATCAGCCACAAAGAGGATGGAGTCGACTTCACACGGCCATCGGTCACTAATTCTGCCGATATGGGTGCAGATTTATTCATTCAGCACCCAGCAGGTTTTCTCGGAAGCAAACTACTTCCAGTGGCTGATGGGAGCTATCTCCCGCCCCCTGCGGATGCCCAAAGCGCTTCCGATATCCCCAATGCAAAGCCGGCCCCAGCGCTTCGCCAGACAACCCGTGTGGATGTGAAGACAACAGATAGCAAGCTGGGTAAAGGTACGGTCGAAAAGTTCGTCGCGGACACCGCAAAGCATCCGACGTGTACTGGCCATTTATTAGTAGGAGGCTCGGGTCTCACTAAACCCGCTGAAAGAACGCTGGCTCAGGCGCAGCAGAGTTACGAGAAGGATGGAAAAATTTTTGCCCACGTAAACAACGAGGGCATCCGCCGTCTCGCTGAACATTACCGCCCGCCAGAGCCCAACTTAACTTCGGAAGCATCGCAGAAAAATACGCCAGAGATAGACCAAATCGATACAAAAGGAGAATCATAGGGTCTTCTTCAAATTCTAGGTTCAAACGTGCCGAGGCAATGGACGGGCGTGCATGTAGGCCGAACATTGGAATTGCCATCGCTTGATTGGCAACGCCAACAAGAGACACAGCGAACGATATGCGACGCGACTGGCTCAATTCTGCCGCTCCGCCATCAAATCCTCGAACGTACGGCCAACTTCGTCCAGCACGGGGATCTTACCAGTGAACCTTTCCCAGCGCCTCACGATCACATCGCAATAGGCCGGATCCAGTTCAACGGCGTAGCAGACCCGACCCACCGTTTCTGCGGCGATCAGGGTGGTGCCGGAACCGCAGAATGGTTCATAGAGGACATCACCCCGCGCGCTGTTGTTGACGATGGGGCGGCGCATGACCTCCACCGGCTTCTGGGTGCCGTGGAGCGTGGCTGCATCCTCGCCGCCGGCCGGCGCGATTGACCAAAGGGTCGACTGGTCGCGGGCACCCTGCCAGTGGCTTTTGGCGCCCTTGCGCACGCCGTACCAGCAGGGCTCGTGCTGCCAGTGGTAATCTCCGCGCCCCAGGGCGAAGCGGCTCTTGGACCAGACGATCTGCGCCCGGATGTCGAAGCCGCAGGCGGTCAGGCTTTCGGCCACCGTGGTGGCGTGGATGGCGGCGTGCCAGACATAGGCGACGTCGCCGGGAAACAGCGCCCAGGCTTCGCGCCAGTCGGCACGGTCGTCGTTGGCGACCTTGCCGGTGCGCTTCGTCTTCGCCACGCCCGCCTGGTTGCGCCAGGACGGATCGTATTCCACGCCATAGGGCGGATCGGTCACCATCAGGTGCGGGCGCGCACCGGCCAGCAACCGCTCCACATCGCCGGCCACGGTGGCGTCGCCACACAGCAGCCTATGGGAACCAAGGATCCAGAGGTCACCCGGTCGGGTCACGGGCTCAGCGGGTGGTTCCGGCGTGGCGTCCTCGTCCACCAGCCCCGGCGCCCGATCGTCCAGGTTCAGCAGCCGGTTCAGTTCCCCGGCATCAAAGCCGAGCCCGTCCAGCGCGGTCCCTTCCTCGACCAGCCGCGCCAGTTCGGCTGACAGCAGCGCGTCATCCCAGCCACCGTTCAGGGCGATCCGGTTATCGGCCAGGCGGAAGGCGCGGGCCTGTGTCTCGGTCAGGTGGCCGAGCCGGATCACCGGTACGTCCGCCAGCCCCAGCCGCCGCGCCGCCAGCAGGCGGCCATGGCCGGCGATCAGCACGCCGCGATCATCGACCAGCACCGGGTTGTTGAAGCCGAACTCGCGGATGGAGCCCGCGATCTCCGCCACTTGCGCCTCGGAATGGGTGCGCGCGTTGGCAGCATAGGGCAGCAGCCGGTCCAGCGGCCAGCGTTCGATCTGGATGTCGGTCAGCATGGGATCAGGCGGCCATGGCCAGGGTCACGCCCCGCGCGGTGGCGGTTTCGGCGAAGGTGCCGCCGCCCTCCAGCCGGGCCGGATTGGCGGGGAACAGTTCGTTCCAACGACGCACCGCCACGTCGACATAGGCCGGCGCCAGATCGATGGCGCGCACGCGTCGGCCGATACGCTCCCCGGCGATCAGGGTGGTGCCGGAACCGGAGAACGGCTCATAGACGACATCGCCCGCATCGGCATAGGCGTTCAGGATCAGTTCGGGCAACGCCACGGGGAACACCGCCGGGTGCTCCACCTCGATGCCGCGCGCCTTGTGGCGGCCAATGCGGATCACGCTGTCGGGGATGCGGTGGGTCTGGGTCGGCTGTCCGGCATGGGTCCAGGCCCCAACGGTGCCGTCCGCCTTGCGCATGGCGGTGGAATGGCCGTCGGCCCGCAAGTGGGTGTCGAGGCCGGCATACTTGCAGGGCACGATCTTGTTGGGCTTGCGGCCCTGCCGGTTGAAGTGGAAGACGAACTCGAAGCTCGGCGCCAGCCGACCGCCCCAGTCGCCGGGCAGCCCCGGTCCCTGGTCCCAGACATACAGCCCGAAGCGGCGCCAGCCCCGGGTCCGCATCCAGTCCAGCCAGTCCGACCAGTACGGCAGCCACTCGCCGTCGCGGTGGATCAGCCCGAGATTGACCAGCACCTGCCCATCGGCGTCCATCGGCAGGTGGGCGAACACGCCCTGCATCAGCCCGTCCCAACGGGCGATGCCGCCGGTGGTGTAGTCGCGCTGCTGCCCATAGGGCGGGCTGGTGAAGCACAGCGCGGCGCAGTCCCCGCCCATCACCCGCGCCACCGCCGCCGGGTCGGTGCTGTCGCCGCAGAACAGCCGATGCTCCCCCAGCAGCCACAGGTCGCCGGCCCGTGTCACCGGATCGGACGGCGGCTCCGGCGCTGCGTCGGGATCGGCACCGTCGGCGGCGTCCGGATGCTGGGCCGCTGTGTCGTCCAGCGCCGCCAGGATCTGCTCAATCTCGCCGGCGTCGAAGCCGGTCAGCGTCAGGTCCACCGCGTCGATGCGCAGGTCTTTCAGTTCCAGCGCCAGCAGCTCGTCGTTCCAGCGCGCCTCCTGATGGCTACGATTGTCCATCAACCGGTAGGCCCGGGCCTGCGCCGGCGTCAGGTCGGTAGCCACATGCACCGGAACGGTGGCCAGCCCCAGGCGACGTGCTGCCTCCAGCCGCGTGTGGCCGGCGACCACCACCATGTCCCGGTCCACAACGACGGG